CCACCATTTTTTGCAAAGAGTTATCCACAGGCTTATCCACAGGCAGGGCAGGGCTGTGGATAACCGTCAGCCAGCAGGAACGGCGACCCCCCGTTGCTGAATTCTGCAGGCGTGGGCGGGGTACTCCCCAACAAAAAATATTTGCTAAAGTGAAAGCTGCAATCTAGCCTCTGACCTGCGGTTTTATATACTGTGATGAAAGTCACATCTGTAAAACGGGAAATGCGTTAAATTTCCTGCCTTATATATAGTAAGGGGTTTTAATAGGAAAAGCCCTGAGCAGAAGGCGGTTGGCCTCTAGCGAGGCCCCTAGGCCGAGCACTGACTTACCCCTCAGTTCGCTGTAGCTCCTTCGGGCGTTAAGCCCGACCTGCCCAGTACTTTTAGTGGGGATAGGTCTATCTACTGGTAGATAAAACCTTCCTCGCCTAGTAACGATAAGATCCGATTACGTCCGATTTCAAAAAATTTTTTAAGGGTTACTGGCTCAACGGATAGAGCATCTGTTTACGACGCAGAAGGTTCCAAGTTCGAATCTTGGGTGGCCCACTATAGAAGGAGTACGATGGCTGACAATTCAGCAGATATCGCCAAGCGTATTATCCTTGGCTGTGTAGCAGAGGGTATGACCATCGAGCAGGCTTGTGCCTCAGCTGGCAAATCCATTAAGACCTACGAGTACTACCGACGTACCGATAAGGTCTTTACAGACAAGGTTGACCGAACCCGCCTTGGCCTGAAGGACAAGTCCTTTGCCTCCGGTGATGTTCACGACCTAACCTTTGCCGAGTTCCGCGAGAAGTTCCTGCACTCTAAGACCTTCCCACACCAGCAAAACCTGGTAGATATGATCGAAGGTAGAGAGCCTGGTTGGCTACACCCTTCTATGAAGTATGAGCCAGGGCTAGCATCTAATAGAATTTTATTAAACATCCCGCCTAACCACGCCAAGTCCATTACGATTACCGTGGACTATGTGACGTGGCAGGTAGTACGTAACCCCAACTTTAGAGTTTTGATTGTTTCCCAGACCCAGCAGTTAGCTGCCGACTTTCTCTACGCCATCAAGCAACGCCTGACACATCCGATGTATGAATCACTCCAACAGGCTTACGCTGCTGGCGTAGGGTTTAACTCTAAGTCTGCCTCCTGGCAAGCAACCCGCGTCACCTTTGGTTCAGAGCTACGTGAGTCTAGTGAAAAAGACCCGAACATCGAGGCTATTGGTATCGGCGGTCAGATCTACGGTAAGCGTGCAGATATGATTATCGTAGATGACGCTGTTACCTTAAAGAACGCTAACGAGTTTGAGAAGCAGATTCGCTGGTTAACCCAGGACGTACGCTCTCGTTTGAACCCTACGGGCAAACTTGTAGTAATCGGAACACGTGTTGCTGCTATGGACCTATACCGCGAGCTACGCAACGAGGACCGCTACCCAGGTGGACTGGTCCCGTGGAAGTACTTGGCAATGCCAGCGCTTTTAACCACACACGAAGACCCTGACAAGTGGGAAACTTTGTGGCCAGCTAGCGATGCGCCATTTGATGGACAACAAGAATCTGACAAGAACGAAGACGGCCTGTATCCTAGATGGAATGGTCGCAACCTTTACAATGAACGCCAAGCGATGGATGCATCTACCTGGGCGCTGGTCTACCAGCAGCAGGATATATCAGATGATGCAATCTTTGACCCAGTATGTGTGCGAGGTTCTATAGATGGTATGCGTAAAGCAGGTCGTTTGGTTCCTGGTAACCCAGGCCATCCACGCGATGTTAACGGCTTTTCTTTTATTTGTGGTCTTGATCCCGCTATGGTTGGTGATACAGCCGTCGTTTGTTACGCTGTTGATAGGGCTACACATAAACGCTATATCGTTGATGCTATTAAGATCACTAGGCCAACGCCTGCTGCGATACGCCAGTTAATCTTTGACTGGACTTCCCTCTACCAGCCCAGTGAGTGGATAGTAGAGAAGAACGCTTTTCAATCTTTCTTAACACAAGACGAAGGCATCCGCCAGAACCTTGCAAGCCGTGGCGTTCTATTACGTGAACACCATACTGGAACCAACAAGTGGGACTCTGGTTTCGGTGTTGCTTCTATGTCAACACTGTTTGGTACTAAGCAACACGATGGCAAGCACCACCGCGACAATTTAATCCACTTACCTAGTGACCAAACTGAAAATGTCAAAGCGCTCATTGAGCAATTGATTACGTGGTCACCTACAACTAAAGGCAAAACCGATATGGTGATGGCCTTGTGGTTCTGTGAGATCAGAGCACGTGAGATGCTCAACCAAGGTATGCACAAGACACACCATCTAAAGAATCCATTCCTGTCTCGTTACGAGGTAGGCAAACGAACAGTTATCAACATAGATGAACTGCTCGCCGAGAAAGACCGTACGTTCATCTAATAAGGAGATAATAATGGCTAACGGATCAACAGCAGATAAGGCTCGCAAGGCTCGCAACAAAGCTAATGAAACATTTGGTGGAGTAAGCAGAGCAAAGACTGAAAAGATTGTAAAAGGAATTGCAAAGACTGCAGGCGTAAAGCCAACTCGTTCAGAAGTAGAACGCGCAACAGACTTAATGGAAACTCGTCGTAACAATGACCGTCGTCGCACAGCAGCACGTGCAACATTTATTGCAGGTCCTAAGTCACCTGCATCAAAGCGTGCAGCAGCAAAGCGTATGGAAGCACTAGCAGGTGGAGCGCCTAAGAAGACTGCACCTAAGCCAACAGCAAAGAAGGCAAAGTAATGCCAAATATGAAAAAGCCTATGCCTAAAGTTGTAGGCACTAAGCCTAGCGTTAAGAAGCCTATGCCAAAGATGGAAGGCGCTAAGCCTGGTACAAAAAAGCCAATGCCTAAGAAGCTTACAGGCCCAGATGCAATCAAAGAAATCCAACGTCGTACTTCACCTGCTGGTGTTAAGAAGGCAGAAGTAGATGCTAAGAAGGCAACTAATAAGAAGTATCCAGGATTATACAAGAAGTCTAAGTAAGGAACTCAATTGTTATCAGTCAAAGAAGTTGACGCTAAGCTAGCACGCTTACGTACTCGCTCATCAGCGCGAGATCAACGTATGCGTGATGTGCTCTCGGTGCGTCAGGGAGATATCTCTAAGGTATACCCTGCAATGTTTTCAGAGGAATATCCAAAGCCTCTGGTTGCAAACTTCATTGACGTCGCAGCACGTGACTTAGCAGAAGCAATGGCACCACTGCCATCCTTTAACTGCTCAGCAACCAATATGGTTTCAGATGCAGCACGCAAGGCAGCAGATACTAGAACTCGTATTGCAAACTTTTATGTAACAAACTCTGATCTACAACTGCAGATGTACACAGCAGCAGACTGGTATAACACCTACGGTCTTGGTATCGGTATGGTTGAGATGGACTTTGAGGACAACAACCCTCGTATCCGTATGCTCAATCCATTTGGTACCTACCCAGAGTTAGATCGTTATGGCCGTATGTTATCTGTAACTCAGGTCATTGTTACTGATGCAGAGACATTAGCGTCACAATACCCAGAGTATTACGATCTAATCTTAGGTAAGAATCAGTACGCTCTTTCTTCTCCTTATATCTCAATGGTCAAGTACCACGACAAGGACCAAGACCTACTGTACTTACCAGAGCGTAAGAACCTAGTTCTAGCACGCACACCTAACATCTTAGGTAAGCCAATGGGTTCTGTCGTAATGCGTTCATCACTTGATGGAGAAGCACGTGGACAGTTTGATGATGTTCTATCAGTACAGCTAGCTCGTGCTCGCTTTGCAGTATTACAAATCCAAGCAGCAGAAAAGTCTATCCAGGCACCTATTGCTATCCCACAGGATGTGCAAGAACTTGCTCTTGGTCCAGATTCAATTATGCGTTCTGCTAACCCACAAGGTATTCGTCGTGTTCCGCTAGAACTACCACCTGGAGTCTTTACAGAATCTGGTGTACTAGAGCGTGAACTACGTCTTGGTGCTCGTTACCCTGAATCTCGTTCAGGTAACATTGACGCATCAGTTGTAACAGGCCGTGGTGTGCAAGCACTACAAGCAGGCTTTGATACACAGATCAAGTCAGCACAAGCACAGTTTGCTCGTATGTTCCAAGAACTTCTTTCAGTTTGCTTTGAAGCAGATGAGAAAGTATTTGGTGGTATTCCAAAGACCATCAAGGGTTCAGATGATGGAACACCTTATGTTCTCAAGTACACACCATCTCGTGACATTAAGGGTGAGTACAACGTAGATGTACGTTACGGAATTATGTCTGGTATGGACCCAAACCGTGCCATCATTGCTTTACTACAAATGCGTTCAGACAAGCTGGTATCTCGTGACTATGTACGTCGTGAGATTCCAATGGACTTGAATGTTACGCAGGAGGAACAACGTGTTGATATCGAAGAAATGCGCGATTCTTTGCGCGTGGCTGTTGCTCAGTATGCTCAAGCCATTCCGGCCCTTGCAGCGCAAGGCCAAGACCCTAGTGAGATTATCACCCGCATTGCGTCTGTTATCCAGGGTCGGCAAAAGGGCCAATCGCTAGAGAGCACAATCGAAAAAGCATTTACACCAGAACCACCACCTCCAGCCCCAGAGATGCCACCAATGGCACCAGGTATGGAACAACAACTTCCAGCAGCAGGAGCGGCCCCCGCCCCAGCCTCAGCGCAACCTCCACAAGAACAAGGTGGTATGGCCCCTGCTGCTGGTCAAAGACCCGATATAGCCCAA